AGTAAAGAAACAGGACGCTACATCTCACATGCAGGATTAAAGAAGAGAATACAAGTTGAACGAAGACGTAAAAAATCAACTACGATTAAGAGGGAGCTTGCCAGGAGGCTCAAAAAGACGCTCCAAGAAATCGAGAAAGCCGAAACAAGTAGAACAGGTAGTTATACAACAGCAGGAACAGCTGCCTGAAATAAAGATAAAACCCCAAGAGGTTCAGGAACAGGATGTTCTGTTCAGACCAAACGAAGGACCTCAAACAGATTTCTTAGCCTCATCAGAACGAGAGGTGTTATACGGTGGAGCAGCAGGAGGCGGCAAATCATTTGCCATGTTAGCTGACCCACTCAGAGGACTAAATAATCCTAACTTCAGTGGGCTGTTAGTTCGACACACAACGGAGGAGCTAAGAGAGTTGATACAGAAGTCTCAGGAGTTGTACCCAAAAGCAATTCCAGGGATTAAGTGGTCAGAACGAAAGTCACAGTGGGTGACACCTAAGGGGGGACGACTATGGATGTCCTATCTAGATCGTGACCTAGACGTAATGCGCTACCAAGGTCAGGCATTTAATTGGATAGGATTTGACGAACTTACGCAGTGGTCTACACCTTACGCTTGGGACTATATGCGATCACGACTAAGAAGTGCAGACCAATCGTTAGGACTGTACATGAGAGCAACGACAAACCCTGGGGGAGCAGGGCATCAATGGGTAAAGAAGATGTTTGTAGATCCCTCGCCTCCCAACAATCCTTTTTGGGCAACGGAGTTAGAGTCAGGTAATGTTATTAAATTTCCACAAGGACATAGCAGAGAAGGTGAACCCTTATTTAGAAGACGTTTCATACCTGCTAATTTGTTTGATAACCCTTATCTAGCTGAATCAGGTGACTACGAGGCAATGCTACTATCTTTGCCTGAGCATCAGAGGAAGCAACTACTAGAAGGTAATTGGGACGTAGCTGAAGGTGCAGCGTTTCCTGAGTTTGATAGAGCAAAACATGTAGTAGAGCCGTTCAAGATACCGTCTAGTTGGACAAAGTTTAGAGCGTGTGACTACGGTTATGGAAGTTACTCTGCCGTAGTATGGTTAGCTATAACACCTGCTGAACAACTTGTAGTATACAGAGAGCTACAGGTGTCAAAAGTCTTAGCAGCAGATTTAGCTGAAACCATATTAGACTTAGAAGCTGAAGACGGCACGATACAGTACGGAGTTTTAGATAGTTCTCTATGGCACAAAAGGGGCGACACTGGTCCTAGCCTAGCAGAGCAGATGATAGTAAGAGGTTGTAAGTGGCGACCATCAGATAGAAGTAGAGGAAGTAGAGTTGCAGGAAAAAACGAATTACACAGAAGACTCCAAGTTGATGAACATACCGAAGAACCTCGTCTTGTTATTTTTAACAACTGCACACAGCTTATATCTCAACTCCCTAGTCTACCCTTGGATAAGAAAAACTCCGAAGATGTAGACACAAATAGTATGGATCATATGTATGATGCTTTACGTTATGGTGTTATGACACGACCTAGAAACTCTATCTGGGACTACAACCCTGTAAATCAGCGAACAGGTTTTCAGATCGCTGATCCTAACTTTGGATATTAAATATGGCAGAAAATAATGAAGTACCCTTTGACACGGCAAATGTCACAGCAATGCAGGATAATGACCCTGCTATAAAATCAGAGAGTGATGTAGTAAGTTTCGTACAAGGCAGATTCAAACGAGCAGAAGATGTAAGACAACAAGATGAACAACGATGGCTCAAAGCGTATAGAAACTACAGAGGGTTGTATGGTCCTGATGTTCAGTTTACAGAAACAGAAAAGTCTAGGGTGTTTGTAAAAGTAACTAAAACAAAAACACTTGCAGCGTATGGTCAAATAATTGACGTACTCTTTGGGAACAACATGTTTCCTTTGACGGTAAACCCAACGAAGCTACCTGATGGTGTGGCTGAGTCGGTACATATAAACATAGATCCTAACGCAGAAAAAGGACAAGACGAATTACAACAGGCTTTTGGAGATACACCTTCAGAGTCTTTTTTGTTTAAGCCTGACGGAAAACTTGCGCCAGGAGAAACTATTAAAGACTTACAGAAAAGACTTGGCGCAGCAGGAAACAAACTAGGTGTCGTGTCTGAGAAGATAATAGAAGGACAAGGCACAACGAATACAACTGTGACATTCCACCCTGCACTTATTGCAGCAAAGAAGATGGAAAAGAAGATACACGATCAGTTAGAAGAGTCAGGAGCAAACAAACAGTTACGTAACACAGCGTTTGAAATGGCGCTGTTTGGCACAGGCATTATGAAAGGACCTTTTGCGTTAGACAAAGAATATCCTAATTGGGATGAAGACGGTGAGTATGATCCGTTAGTTAAGACAGTGCCATCAACAAGTCATGTATCCATGTGGAACTTCTACCCTGACCCTGATGCCTACAATATGGATGAGGCAGAGTATTGTGTAGAAAGACACAAGCTGTCTAAAACACAAATGCGTAACCTAAAGAATAGACCCTACTTTCGATCAGAGTCAATAGAAGAGTGTCTTGATATGGGCGCTCACTACGATAAGAAGTATTGGGAAGACGACATGAAAGACTACGCCATAGAGAACTACTCAGAGCGTTATGAAGTCCTAGAGTTTTGGGGATATGTTGATTCAGAGATATTAGAAGAGAACGGTGTAGACATTCCTAAGGAGTTAAAAGACTTAGAACAAATAAACTGTAATATATGGATATGTCAAGGTCACGTACTCCGAATGGTGCTAAATCCATTTAAGCCTGTGCGTATACCTTACTATGCTGTGCCTTACGAGCATAACCCATATAGCTTCTTTGGCGTAGGTATTGCAGAAAACATGGACGATACACAGACGTTGATGAATGGTTTTATGCGTATGGCTATTGATAACGCAGCATTAAGTGGTAACTTGATTATGGAGGTTGACGAGACTAACCTCGTGCCAGGTCAAGATTTATCTGTCTATCCAGGTAAAATATTTAGGAGACAAGGGGGTGCGCCAGGACAAGCTATCTTTGGCACTAAGTTTCCAAACGTAGCTGGCGAGAACATGCAACTATTTGACAAGGCACGAGTGTTAGCAGATGAGAGTACAGGGTTTCCATCCTTTGCTCACGGACAGACAGGCATACAGGGTGTAGGACGTACAGCGTCAGGCATATCTATGTTGATGTCAGCAGCTAACGGCTCTATTCGTAATGTTGTAAAGAATGTAGATGACTATTTGTTAGCACCAATGGGTAAGGCGTTCTTTAGTTTTAACATGCAGTTTGACTACGACCCTGACATCAAGGGCGACTTAGAAGTCAAAGCACAAGGAACAGAAAGCTTGATGGCAAACGAAGTGCGCAGCCAAAGACTTATGCAGTTTTTACAGGTTGCATCAAATCCTTCATTAGCACCGTTTGCAAAGATGGATTATATAATTAGGGAGATTGCAAAAGCTATGGATCTTGACCCTGATAAGGTTACGAATAGCTTGCAAGACGCTGTGATACAGTCTGAGATATTTAAGAAGTTTCAGGAGCAGAAACCACAGCAACCACAAGCTCCAATGCCACCTGAGGGAGAGATGCCACCTGCACCTGCAGGAGCAGACGTTCAAGACCCAACAGGATCAGGGGGAGGACAAGTAGGTACAGGTCAAGCACCTGCACCAGGAGAACAAGGATTTACAGGTAATGTCTAAGATTAAAGAGTTAACGAATAACAAAGAACTATGGGACGCTTTCGTAGAGGAGCTACAACGATCAATAGTAAACTATCAACGCACAATGGAGCAGACAGAAAAGCCATCTGACATCTACAGATTGCAAGGCGCTGTCTCTGCTCTTAGACGCATGATGCAACTGAGGGACATGATGAATAATGGCAAAAGCTAAAGCATTAGCTAAAGAAGCAGTAGGATTTTTACCTGGAGTAGGCACTGCTATGGACGTAGCCGATGTAGCTAAGTCTGTTGCTACAGGCGATTACGTTGGGGCGGCTGTAAATACGGCAGCTACGGTTTTAGGTATAGTCCCTGGTGTGGGTAGAGTAGCAGGTAAAGGTTTAAAAGCTGTAACTAAATCCCTAAGACAAGCTGATGTAGAGGATGCTAAACGATTAATTGATGATCCTGTAGAGAAAAAGCTGTGGCAAAAAGACTTTGGAGTAGATCAAAAACAAAAAAGAATCCCTGAGGTGCAAGAGGCTGCAGAAAAGTTAAGTGAGGGCAAAATAACCTCAGGAGAATATAGAAGAACCGTAAAGGCAAAACAGCCCATAGACTCTATAGCAGAAGATAATTTTCCAGAGTTTCCTACTTTAAAAAGTATAGTAGGCTCTCTTGATAAAAATAAAGTAGAAAAGGGTATAGTAGGTGTAAATAAAGTCATACCTGACGGAACTCGTGTTGGTTCTAGATTAGATATTCCTGCTTATGAGGATTACGATACTTGGGTTGTTTCTTTACACGATGGAACAGTGGCAGGGGGCAAGGCTATTGGATATGCTCAGACTGCTATTCTTAAAAATGTAGAATTTTTATCCTCTGCTAAGGGGGGTTTAAATATAGCAAAAGGAAAAAGTAAAAGCACTATAGCTAGAATACACGGTGATTACTACAACGCTGATCCTGAAGACACATATGCTCTATCAAAAGAGTTATTAAATGATCCTGAATGGACGCAGGTAGGTATGAATCCCTTTAGGCATAGTTACTTTTACAACAAAGCAACAGGACAGCCTGTACTAGAAGCAAAAGAGGTTATTCAGGTAGGACCTCTTGTCTTAGCTAAAGGAATAAAAGTTCCTACTATTTCTGATTTAAAAAGATTAAAAGTGAAAACACCTGATAAAAAAATAAGAATGTTTAATAAGGGTGGGGATACTATGGAACAACAAATGAATTTTGCGTTTATGAACGAGGGTGGTGTGCTTGCTGATGACGGTGTAGAGCGTGACCCTGTAAGTGGTAACGAAGTTCCTGCAGGTAGTATGGCAGAAGAAGTAAGAGATGATGTACCTGCAATGCTTAGTGAGGGCGAGTACGTTGTACCTGCTGATGTTGTACGCTTTCATGGTATACAGAAGTTTGAAGAGTTAAGAGATGAAGCTAAGATGGGACTACAGAGGATGGAAGCTGATGGACGTATTGGTGGACAGCCTGTAGAAGAGCAAGAAGAGTTTCCGTTTCCTGTTGAGGAATTAGAGGGTTTCAACGAAGGTGGTGCAGTAGGAGATACATACTCTGACGTTATGGGTTCTGACTTTAGAGCTAATCAGCGCTATGGTAGTCTTCCTACTATGGGCTTTGAGTTACGTAACTTTACAAATCCTAAAACAGGGCAGACAGTTGTTATACCTTTCTTCAACGGTCAGCCTATGCAATACATTCCACCTGACTTCTTAGAGAGTGATGCGTCAACAACAGGAGGAGGTGGCTCTAGTCAGGTTGGAGATGATGGTGGTAGACAAGAGACTACACCAAGAGGTACAGGCATGAGTGACCTTGCCTATGAAGCTGCAAGTAAAGCTTTGAGAGGAGCAAAAACAGCACCTCAAACAAAACCTTTTAGTGAATATAGCACAGAAGATTTTAGAAAATACGTGCAGACAAGGCAGGGTGTTCTAGGTAGAGTCATGGATGCTATCCCTGTCGTTGGAATAATAACATCCATGCAGGACAATGCAGCTAGAGAGTTTGCTAGACGGTCTTTAATACAAGGTAAGAATATAGCAACAGGTCAGCCTCTTACAAATAATGATGCAAGTGTTTTGATGCAGGTGGCTGATTTACCTAAAGGGAGAAGTGTGCTAAGTGCTATAGACGATTTCTTGCAAGGTAAGACTTCTCTTCCTGGTGGCACATATAAGGGAACAAAACCAATTGTAGTTGATGATAGACCACCCATTGATACGGAGTTAAGACGAACAACCTATGAGGCTGAGACACCTGTGGCTACACAACAGGATGTATCTTCCTTGTATGGGGATAGAGGCTTTACGCCAGAAACGATAGGTGAAGATCCTGCACAGGCTCAAACAGAACAAATGTTTCCTACTGAGTTAGGTGAACAAGACACAGGCTTTGCTGATGCAACTGTTGCTGAGGAAGCAAAAGGAATAATAGATTATGCATGGGTGGTTGTTCCTGGCGTTAACCTTAATAAAAAGTTTAGAATAGATAAGAAAAACCTACACCTAGTGGGTGCATCATCAAATGATTCAGCAAGAGCAATCTTAGCGACAGACAAACATGGTATGTTTGATCCTACCCTTAGAAAGACTACAGGTAAAGGAAACTTAATACAGGTGCATAGTGAAGGACCTAAAAACGCAAAAGTGTTAGGTAAAGAAGAATTAGCTAGATACTCTGGCGCAAACGTTAATGCAAGTGCTTCTGATGTTCAAGCCATTATAGAAAGTAATAATGATAAAATAAATAAAGATAAAAAGGGTTTTATACAAACAATAAAAAATGCGTTTGATATGTCAGCAGGTGCTGCAACTCCAACGCAAGGGACTGTTCTTACAGGCACAGGTGTGACTGCTCCAGTTTCTCTTATAACCAACGCTTTATCTGATATAGGGTTAGATCGTAATACAGCTAATTATGGAGCTATCCTATCAAAGGTTGGTTACGAAAGCAGAGCAAACGGTAAAGATTTTACAAAACTTTCTGAGGATCTAACGTATAGAACAGGGGGAAAAAACTACAAAAACGTAGAAGATAGACTAAGGGCTATATTCCCAACAAAATTAGGAAAACTTTCTAACAAGCAGATCCAAGATTTAAATATAATAAATAATCCTAAAAACTTTGGCAACTATATATATGATGGTGTAAATGGTAACACAGAAGTAGGAGACGGATATAAGTATAGGGGTAGATCATATGTAATGTTAACAGGAAGAGAAAACTACAGAAACGTAGGAAACAAACTAGGTGTTAATCTTGAGAACATGTCAGAGCAACAGCTTAATAAATGGTTTAGTAATAAACAAAACTCTGCTAATGCTACTGCTGCTTTCTTTGCTGTCGAAAATGATAGAGGAAAAGACTTAACTAGCATGGCTTCTATTAATAAAGTTGTAGGAGGAGTTAATCAAAACGTAAAGCTAAAGCCAGAGTACG